AAGTCATCTAAAGTAGGCGAATTCTCCTATGGCTTTGCTTCCCAGAAGTTCTCAGGCGGTGGAGATACTCGCGATCTTCTATACGGTATGGAATTTGGTTCCAATAGATACCACCAGTTCCCAAAGAGAACTCCGGTTAAAGGCAAAGGCAGTGCTGGCTATTTCATCTACCCAACTCTCAGGGAGATTCAACCTGAGCTGGTTAAACAATGGGAAGAAGCGTTTGATCGCATTCTAAAGGAGTATAACTAATGGCTGGTAATAGAACGCTCAAGTTATCCATCCTTGGTGATGTCGATGATCTAAAGAAAAAGTTAAACCAAGGTTCAGATGATGTTGAAGGCTTTGGCGGTAAACTAGAAAAGTTTGGCAAGGTTGCAGGAGCAGCATTTTTAGCAGCAGGAGTCGCAGCAGCAGCTTACGCTGGCAAGTTAGCCATTGATGGCGTTAAGTCTGCTATTGAAGATGAAGCTGCACAAGCGAAGTTAGCATTAACATTAAAGAATGTTACTGGTGCAACAGATGAAGCAATCGCCACTACTGAAACATGGATCACTAACATGGGTATCGCATTTGGCGTATCCGATGAAGATTTAAGACCAGCGATTGAAAGACTTACTCGCGCTACTGGCGATATGGACAAAGCTCAGCAATTAGCGACCCTTGCCCTAGATGTTTCAGCTGGTACTGGTAAGTCCCTAGAAGCGGTTTCTAATGCACTGGGCAAAGCTTATGAAGGCAACACTACATCTCTAGGCAAACTAGGTATCGGACTAGATAAAGCCCAATTAAAATCCATGACTTTGGATGAGATCACTGCCAAACTAGCTGAGACCTTTGGAGGCCAAGCCAGTGCCAAGGCCGATACATTCTCAGGCAAAATGGAAAGACTTAAACTAGGATTATCAGAAGCTCAAGAAACTATTGGCTCGCTTATCCTTACCGGACTGACTCCACTGGTTGAAAACATTACCACCACAGTGCTACCAGTTCTGAGAGATTTTATCAATGGTTTCTCAGGTGATGATGGATTAAAACTGGTTTTCATTGACATAATGAATGTAGTCAAGTCCATTGTAATTCCTGTATTCAATGGATTAAAGTCTGCATTCAATTCAGTTAAGAATGCAATCGATGATAACAAGGAAAGTTTTCAAGCATTATTTGACTTTGCAAAAATTTTAGCACCTTATTTTGGCGGATTCCTTAAATTACAAATTCAAACATTTGGCAAAGCTCTTTCAGTAATCGTCAATATTATCGCAGACATTATTGATGGATTTAGACTTATGATCTCAGTGGGAAGCAAGGTCGGTAACTTCTTAGGCAACCTAAACCCATTCGGAGGTGGTAAGGCTGTAGGTGGCCCAGTATCTATGGGTAAGACTTATCTCGTAGGCGAGAAGGGGCCAGAACTATTTTCACCTTCTAGCAACGGAAGTATTGTGCCTAATAGCAAATTAGGTGGTACAAGTTCCGGTACTACTATCAACATCTCAGTATCTGGTGCTATTGATCCAGCCTCTACAGCTCGACAGATTGCTAACCTTCTAAAGAATGAAGCCAGCACATCTGGGTCATTCATCAATCTAGGACAGAGTGTCTTTGCATAATGACATGGGATCCTAATTGCTCAGTAACTATTGATGGCGTTGATTTCACTTCTAAGACTCTCAATGGCGTAAGTGTCTCCTATGGTCGATCCTCTTACTGGGAACAAGCTCGATCAGCCATAGCATCTGTTCAGATACTTAATTGGGACAATACCGATTATGGCTTTGAAATCAATGACTCAGTAGTAATCAAAGTAGATAATGCTTCTGCTGTGGCTCGGACTGTATTCACAGGTAAGCTGACAAACATCTCAACCAGCATGGCAGCAGTCGGATCAGTCAATGAAGTCTCAGTGATTACCATTTCAGCAGTCGGCCCATTTGCTCAGATGTCTCGTAAGATCATTGGTGGCTCTGGATATTTACGCGAGATGGATTCTGTTCGCATGACTAATATCTTGACTGATTCTGGAATAACCATCGATACAGTCGATTCACCCGGTATTTATGAATTTGATGCAGCAGCTAATAATTCTACAGATTCTTACTCATGGGCCAGTAAATATGCAAGCATGGCTAACGGTTACATTTATGAGACTACGGGGGGCGCGGTTGGATTTGCTAATGAGTCCCATCGCACCACAGCCGTAGCAGCTTCTGGATATATGGCGATCCCAGAGAATTACATCCTATGGCGATCAGTATCCTCATCTAAAGGGTTACAAGACATTCTGAACTCGATTTCATTGACTTATGGCTCTGGAACCAAGACATCTAGTGATGCCACTTCTATCGCCACTTATGGCCTTTTAGGGGCATCTATATCTACTGAACTACATCACGCAGCAGAGGCTCAAGAACTAGCTGACAAATATGTAGCACTTCGCAGAGTCCCTAGATTAAACATGAGTTCATTTACAGTTCAACTAGATTCACCTAATGTCTCATCTGCTAATTTAGACACATTCCTTCAGATGTATATGGGTAAAGCAATCTCAATATCAGGCTTACCAGTTCCCCTAGTTCCAACCAATTACTACGGATTCGTAGAAGGCTGGAATTTACAGGTTTCAAGGACTCAGGCAGTTATCTCATTGACTACCAGTGAGTCTAGTTACTCAATTCAACCTTCACGCTGGCAAGATGTCCTAGCGACTCTTGCTTGGAATGGCGTGGGGGCTACGGTACAATGGGCTACATACGACTAGGAGCATGAATGGCAACTACAACTAATTTCCTCTGGAGCACTCCAGATGACACAGCACTGGTCAAAAACGGAGCATCTGCGATTCGTTCACTTGGCTCATCTGCTGACTCAACCGTTCAAGACCAAGTCATCGCAGCATTGATGGGAGCCTACTAATGGCAAATACAGCTAAAGCACTCTTTCGTGGAGCAGCCACTACAACAGTGACAACCACGCTTTACACAGTACCAGCGAGCACTACAGCAATCATTACAAACATCGCTGTAACTAATACCGGATCATCTGCCTATACTTTTACATTAAGTTTGGATGGCATTGATTTACACACCACTACATCAATTTCAGCAAATACCACTGTTTATATTGATTCAAAGCAAGCGTTAGCCACAACAAAGACAATCAAAGGTGGAGCATCTAACACAGCTGTGAACTTCCATATTTCAGGAATGGAGATTGCATAATGGCTATTTCTTCATATCCACCAGTTCAAGCTAGTCGAAGAGTCTTAGTAACTCTTAGCAGTGGTACTTCATGGACTGTTCCAACTGGCATAACTTCAATTAACGCTACTTTAATTGGTGGTGGTGGTGCTGGTGGTGGAGGTTTTGGTTCAGGTTCAACTTATCAGCAAGGAGAAATTGGTAATGGTGGGCAAATAGTTTCAACAACATTAGCAACGACTTCAGGAGCATCAATCGCTTATGCTATTGGAGCAGGTGGAACTGGTGTTATAGGTAGAGATAATAGTTATTCAAACATTGGTGGCTCAGGGGGTAATACGACTTTTACTGGTGCTACAACTGCATCGGGTGGTCTAGGTGGTCAAGGTTATTATCCTTCCAGTTATCCTGCAGGAACTGATGGTTTAGTTTCAAATAACGGTGGTAATGGCGGAAGTTACAGCACCGTTAAATACAGTTCTAACGGTGGCTCAGGCCAAATCATCATAGAATACTGGGTGTAATCGTGTGGGCAATAATTGAAGATAACAAAGTCGTAAATATCGTGGTAGATGTTGATGCTAAGGACTTGAAGAAGAATCCTAACAAATACATCAATTACGAAAATGGCTGGGATTACACTAACGGCATTGATGGCGGTTTATTCTTTCCAGTTTCACAGGTAATTGATGAAGCCACGCCTGAGTAAGTCCGCTATTCAGCTGAGAGAACAGATCGATGACAGTTTCCCAGATAGAGATAGAACTTCCGATGGCTGGATCGGTGATACAAAACACGCTGCTCGCAAGTCTGATCACAATCCAGATGATCTCGGATGGGTACGCGCCATCGACATTGACGCTAACCTCGACAAGTCCAAAGGCACATCTGTTTACCTTGCGGATCAAATTCGAGAATATGCAAAGTCCAGTAAACGGATCACTTATGTTATCCACATGGGTAAAATCTGTTCAGCAAAGTCATTCTGGCGTTGGGTTAAATACTCTGGAATTAACGCCCACACCCACCACATT